TGATCCATCTAAAATTGACAGAAGATTTAATGAGGCTGTTAATTATAGAGATCTCGGTGGAGACCAAGACTATATCTTTTTCCGCCATACTGATCCTAGTGGCAATATAATAAATGTGCAGTTTTGTGACCTAATAGGACGGAAGAAAGACGTTTTTGAGTGCCTTAATGAAACTGAATGGAAATCCTGTACATATCAGAAATCTCAGTTTAGGAAAATTTTCAAAAGGAGGAAACCATGCCAGTGAAGGGAGCTAGTAAAACAAGAGCCCACATCCAGTACAGACTCCAGGATGGTACGCTAGTCCCTGGCGTGACCACCATTATCGGCTCGGTACTGGCAAAGCCCGCCTTGATACATTGGGCCTGGGATCTTGGCAGGCGGAACATTGATTATAGGAAGTATCGGGACGACAAAGCGGACATCGGCAGTTTAGCGCACACAATGATCATGGCCTACTTGAAAGGCGAGGAACCGGAAACGGAAGAGTATTCAAAACAACAGATAGACCAAGCGGAGAACTGCGTCCTGAGCTATTTCAACTGGGAAAAAGACCACCCCCTCAAACCTATCCTGGTAGAGCACCCATTAATAAGTGAACGATACGGATTCGGGGGGACAATTGACTGTTTAGCGAAGCTAAACGGAAGAAACCTTTTAGTAGACTATAAAACCGGAAAGGCTATATATGACGACTATATGTTCCAACTTGCCGCATATAAACTACTTTTGGAAGAAAATAAATACAAAGTAGATGAGGCAAGAATACTCAATATTGGTAGGAGTGAGGATGAGGAGTTTTTCGATAAACTCGCCGGAGATCTAGAATATGAAAAGAGTGTATTTCTTCACTGTTTATCTATTTATAAGCTTAGAAGAAAGATGAAAGCTTGCTAAAAGGAGGAAATATTATGGCTGAGAAAATAACCATTAAGGAACTGTTAAATCTCGATCAGAAATGGTTTGTGGGCCAAGTAATTGAACATCTGGAAGCTACCATTGACTTTATTCTCAAACCCCGGGAAGTCAAAGGACAGAAGGGAACTTTCTGGTCGCAGTTTATCGTAATCAAAGACACTACCGGAAAGATCGGCTTGGACTTCACGGCTGGCTCTGAAGACGAGACTATCCCCACTTCGGCAAAAGGCAGGCAAGTTATGGTTGAGGGAGCTAAAGGAACAGTATATCAAGATAAGAACAATGAGACCCAGAGGAAACTAAGTCGGGGGAAAGTAAAGCTTTTAGATACTGAAAAACCATCTCAAGGTGGAATGGGCGAGTCTAGTCCTAAAGAAGATGAACGACAATATTGGGATCATCGGAAAGACAAAGAGCAGAAAATCATTACCAAATCCGCCTTGGCTAAGTCATTGATTGAGAGTGGCAGGAAATGGAATAAGATGACTCAGAAGGAAGCCGATAGCTGGTTCGCTTGGATTATGGCTGAGATTGAAATAAAGAAAAAAGATCAGGAGCTGAAGAGCGAGGAATCTAATGAGATTTCCCAGGCAGAATTGCCAGAGGAATCCCCACAGCGAGCCGCTCTCAGAAAGACCTTCCACGGTCTCAGGAGCCAGCTAGTTAAGATAGGCTACTGGAACGATAAGGATATAATAGGCGGTGAGGAGGTCGAAAACGATTATAGAAACTGGCTGGATAAAGAGTTCGAAGTGCCGAGTTCAACCTACCTTACCAACGAGGAGATGGAGAAAGGGATAAAGATTATGGCTGAATGGCTTAATATGGAAATAGCCAAACAAAAAGGAGGCTGAAGATGTTAGTAGCTAAAGAGTTAAATTGGCTGAATGAACTACAGTATGCTCTGTCATTATCGAAGCGAGGGGATAGGATTTTCCGCGCTGTCTTTCATGGAGTAAATTTTAGCGATGGAAATCCAACCAAAGAGGAATTTCAGAAGTTAATACGAAAGCTATACTTGAGAGAGGTTATGGAGAAAGAGATTATGGGAGAGGTTACGGAGAAAGAGATTATGAGAGAGGAGAAATAAGATGGTATTTATACATCAGGAGAAAAAGAAGGGACATGAGCTAGAGAGTTGCCGTTTTAAGTCACTTCTGGGCAGAGATAAGAGGATCATCCAAATTCCACTAGGCAAGCCGACCCATCTATTTGTGGACTTGGAGCAGATTGAGATGGAGAATGACGAGGAAATCTTCAAAGTTAATAAGCAGCCAGGATTGTTTGACGAAGGGGTTATTATTCTGGGAGATAGTAATTGATTTATAAACTTAGAAAAAACGGCTACACCAGCACCTTAGTAGTTGAGCCTGGCGACCTCAAGGCTAAGAAGAAGCTCGGCTATTATAGAAAAAGAGGCTGGCAAGTTAGCGCCAGAGAAAGAGCCGACTTAGTGCCCAAACAAACTACCCCAGAAGCGAAAGTTTTACCTAAGAAAAATAAGAAAAAAGAGAAAAGCCTTATCAAGATGTTAGGATACTGGGTGGATATATGAAAAAGGTGGGGAGCCCCGTCCTACTGGTGAAACTAGACTTGACCTCCAAGAGCTCTGAAGCAACGAGTCTAACGGTAGGACGGGACGCAATAATCTTCCGCCCTGGGGCAAAACCCAATGTGTTATCCGTATAGTCTCTAGATGTGGCGTCTAGATGTTCTAGAGGATGCATGGACCCTTGAAGAAAAAGCGAAAGCGCTAGGCACGCCAACTAAGTCCTAGTTTCGGGGCAGGGCGGGAGGAATAATTTTGAAGGAGGGATAAATGACTAAAGAAATTGAGGAAATAGATACATCTGAATGGCCTATTAGTAGCTCGGTTACAGAGGTTGCTGAGAAATTGAATGAAGTAATTAAGAAAGTTAACGATCTATCCAAGAATTACGTAGATTTTATATACAAACAATATGGCCACTGAAATAATCCGCCTCCTCCGTGGCGTTCGAGAAACGCTAAGGGGAAGGGTAACAGTATGCACCGATTATTCGGGTGGGATGAGTGCAATTTATGCGGAGCTGGCGGGACGGGGGAGACAATAATAAAAGGAGAAAAAGATGGATAGAGAAAAAGAGAAAGAGAAGCCTGAATTTAATAAAAACGATAGGGGCTTCAATGTGAAGGCGTGGTATCTTGTGGATACAGAAGATTCAAAAGGTGATGCGCTTATAGAAGTTAGAAAAAATGGGAAACTTTTAAGACAGTTTATATTTCCCGCTTACAAAATCTGGAATATTGCTGCTCATTTCCAAGATATTGTGGATGGAGAATTAACTAAAGAACATAAAATGGCAGGCTATAATATTGCTGCTTCTCCAATGTAACAAAATAATCCGCCTCCTCCGTGGCATGGTAGCCTCGTGGTTACAATGTTAAGCAGCTATTGCAGGCTAAAGACATAAAGGCCAGCAAGCGATTGACTGCTCTTGATAATGAGTCTTGCAGGTGTGAATCCTGCCGGGGAGGCGAGGTAGTAATAAAAGGGGGAGAAGATGAAAGCAGAAAAAGTTTTAGAGATTGTTTTGAGAGAAATGACAGCCTATGGCAGTGGATGGAGAGGAGATTGGTCTGATTTTGACGGTAGAACTCTACGAGACCAGCGACCCCTGCACTGAGTGTGATGGGAGCGGGAAGATAGGAGGAGAAGGATGAATAAAGAAGAAACTATAATAATGTTTGGTAAAATCTCTATACAGCTAATTTATGCAATAGGTATGCACGCAGAGAACATGCAGAGACAAGTTCTAGGTGATTCAATGGCGTATGGAGAAGCTGACTTTGGAGAAATTGCGGACATAATTGAAAATATAATTAAAGGACTTGATGATGACTCAAAAACTTAAAGTTTTGTTGGTAGCCATCTCAACACTTCTTCTATCTACACCTTTTGCCAAAGCTTCTATACAAAAATTTCCCTATGTTCGTAGTATCTGGCTACAGGATATTATCATTGTATATCTCGAAGAGGTTGAAAATGGTGAAGATATTAGGATGTGCTTCCTATCACAGGCTTGGCTCCACAAAGGTAAATCCGTTACAGAACTTTTCGCTCTAGCTTGTTCTGATAAAGAAGAAAGTATTAAATTGGTGGCTGCTTTTCTCAACACCAGACGATGGCAGTGGATATTTTTCTATATGGAAGGAGAGGTTGATGACCAAAAAACCGTAACTAACAGGGAGGTTGGAGAATGAAATTGCAACCCAATGAATTTACCTGCCCTCGTTGTGGACAGATAATCAGGATTATTACTGTAGATGATAAAGGCAAGGAGATTAAATATCCTCCTGTTGTAATTGACCGAGAAGCTACAGATGTGAGACGAGACTTTGAAGCTGAAAAAGATGTCCTGTCAGGGGAAAGGAGGTGATGTTCAATGTCTTTTGGAAATCCGAATGAACAAACAGTTCCAGAAGTTAAGCGAATAACATAGGGGCGGAAGGGAGGGTGGAGGAAGGAGGTAGCATGCAAGTGAGAATATTTTGTAGTAAATAATATTAACTTCAAATGAGAGATGTTATTACTGCGGAAGATTATTAGATGGTAATTATGAACAGGAGGTACCAAAATCAAGTGGATCCAGCATTATTCCGATGCGAGTCGGGATGAAGTATTAAGCGGTTTACGAGATAGATTTGGCACTGAAGGGTACGGAGCTTGGTGGCTTATAGTTGAGATAATTGCCGAACAAGTTCATGACAAACCCCGGGATTTTGCCGAGTATTCTCTGAAAAAATGGCGAGAAATCTGTGGAATTTCCGCCAAAAAACTGGAGAAAATGCTCAACTTTTTAGAAAAAAATGGAAAAATCCTGGTAGAAAATTCTAAAGAAGATGGAATAACTTGTTTAAAAATCAGGATACCTAAAATCCTTGAAATGGCGGATGAATATACAAAAAAACAACTAACTAAAAAAGAAAGTACAAGTATAGACACACGGCAGATTATAGCTATCAGGGATAATTTTATCTGTCAGTATTGTCATAAAGAAATAAAAAATAGCACTGATTTACATATTGACCATATTATTCCTAAGATAAAAGGAGGAAAAGATAAATATAATAACTTAGTTTTAGCATGTGAAAATTGTAATAAAACTAAAGGGACACAACTTCCCCAAGATATTGATTTCCCTTTTCCAATTCCTAGAGATTATCAGAGAATGGAAGCATTAGATGATTTATTAAACAATCCCTCATTATTAGTAAAATATAATAACGTATTTAATTCACAGATAACTCCTTCAAAAATATCCGAAACTCTCCAAATAAAATCAAGAGAATATCAAGAGAATATCAAGAGAAACTTTAACAAAAAACCTTCTAGATTACATAACATTACATTACATAATAAGACAGTACAAAAGAATAAGATATTGTCCCAAATCGAATATTTAATTTCCCAGTTTCCCCAGGATGTAAGAGAGTTAATAAGTGAGTACATTGAGCTGGTGAAGGCAGAGAATAAAACAAAGAAGATCACCGACTTAAGGCATAAACGAATATTAGAAGAGTTGTATAATATTTATCGCCAACAGATTGAGCCAAACGAGTTCAAAACTGCTCTTCAAATCACGGTGGATAATATAGCGCCACATCCCAACTACATCAAGAAAGTATTAAAGAGCCGACAAGAAAGGGTGAACGCCCAAAAAGAAAAAGATGATCTTAGAAAAAAAGTTGAGAGACAAAGGACAAAAGAAGAACTCAAAAAACTAGATAAGTATGAAAAGGTAGCTGTTACCAATAAAGAAGGAAAAAAGCGGGTAGAGCAGATAAAGAAGAAACTCGCAGAGAAAATGGGGATAAAAAAGGAAAGATCTCCTCCATAACCACCCCAGAATGAAGCTATCTTGAGATAAGACAACATATATAATATTGGAAAAAGGAGTAAACAATGCCACTCCTCTACGTTAGAAACAGCATCCCCAAGAGATACAACGCCCCCCTCATCGACAGGGCAACCCTGCAGGCCCTAGTGGACGAGGGGCTCAACCAGGCCGAGATAACTAAAAGGATAGGCCGCTCCCAGACGACCATCTCCAAATATATCAAGATGTACGGTATTAACTACCAGCGCAAGCCCTCAAAGTTCAAACGGGCTGGGAACAGTAAGGAGAAGTTCAGGAGAAACATCAAGAGGAATTACAGTAGGGCTACGAGTTGGGACCTCCTTGGGCCCGGCCTTTTGATGGAGGAGGGCAGACTCACCAAGCAGGGCGAGATCGCTTGGGCGGCGAAAGTTGAGAGGGCATACGGAAGGCGGGGAGAATATTGTCTGAACCCAGTGGGGTATGATTGAGGGAATATGATGAAACCTTACAAACGCTTAGAATATGATTTAGCTTCTTTGTTGAACGGTAAAAGAATCTCTAAAGCGCACTATGGCGACTCGCAGCCTGACGTTGTTAAGGAGTTGAAAGACGGCAGGCGGCTAGTTTGCGACGCGAAGAGGCGGAAGAGTGCGGCTGTGGTGAACCAGATCGAGAAGGTTGAAAAAAGATATTTTTCCAAGGACGGCAAGGACATAGCCCTCATTTACACACACCCACATTTTAAGCATACGGGGGTTGTCAGCATGCGGAGGGAGTTCTTTTTGGAGCTGTTGAGGAAGGCGGGGTTGATTTAGTAATTTTAGCAAAAAAAAGGAGGCCAAAATGAGCGGTGGAGCTTATGAATATCTCTGTTTCAAGTTGGAGGACGTGGCGAGTAGGGTAAAGGGTAATAATGACCATCCTGCTATCAGGCGGAGAATTTCTGAATACCTCAAATGTCTAGGTAATATTATGCATGAGGTTGAGTGGGAGGATTCTGGCGATGGTGGGGATTGGATCAAGGTAAGGAAGGAACTGCGGGCGATTGAGAAACTGGGTAAATTAGATGAAGTAAAACTGGACAAAGCCAGGAAATTTGATATGATAAAAGAGATTGTGGAGGAGATTTGACTTTTCAATTTCATTCTGCTATCATTAATAGAGGTAAAAAATGTGGCACAAGGCGAAAATTCAGCGTCTTAAGAGCGGTACTGTCCGGGCCGAGTTTCCCGGGATTAGCATAGACAAAAATCAAAGTATCACTATCAGGTATCTGTTTAGGAATATAGTGCATCCTCAAAATCTCCGTAAGGTTTGGGTTAAGAAAAATGGGAGGCTCGTGACTTTCTTTATCTTTACTTTTAATAGGCTAAGACGTGCGTTCGGACTCTTAGATAGATAAACCAGTGGCTCTGTGGCGTTTGAGAAACGCTAAACGAAAGGGCTGTGGGTTTGGTGACAGGTCCCTTGATTGCCAAGTTGGGCGACTCGTTAGGGCAGAGATGCTACCGAGCGTAAGGCATGTGCCCCGATGCCAACCAGGTGTGATTCCTGGCAGAGCCACAATTAGAAGAGGGGAATAAAATGAAAAAAGAGAATGCTCAAAATGAGACAAGTTCTCGGCAGGTTACAAATTATAAACGGGACTATATCCTAGATGCTTCAAAGGGGATTTATGGCAGAGGATTTGCTGTGATAATCGAAGGGCACATTGCGATGAACTGGCTTGTCTGGCATAAGGGAACTCATATAAGCCCACAGGATAAAATGAAAGTGTCAATAGAATGGCTGAAAGATTTGACAGGATTTCTGGAGAGTGAGCTTCAACCAGAATAATAGAAAAGATCGCTTGACTTTTCAGATTTATTTTGTATATTTATTGTGGCTCTGTGGCGGAATAGGTAGACGCTTCGGTCTGGGAGGACCGTAAAGAGGGCCGCACCACAGGCTAGTGACCCCCGTTCGATTCGGGGATTAACGGCAGGGAAGAAATTACTTTCCTGTTAGATGCGGGTGGGTAACAATTCAACTAGGTATGCAGGGTGCAAATCCCTGTCAGAGCCACTTGACATTTACGGGGAATTTGATATAGTTATATTCGATTAACACGAACATACGAAAACAATAAGACGACATTCAGGCCAAAGGAAAGGAGGCTTGTTTGTCGTCTATTTTTTTATTATTGTAAAGGTTCCTGCCTAGTGAAGAGCCCCAGGTGGGCCGTCTTGGTTTCTGGGAACTGTTGCAATCTCATAAAGCTGGCAGATCTTTATCTTCACCAGGGCCAAGACTAGCCGGGCAGGTCATTGAAAATAAGAAGGGACCGCCCAACAAAGTAGCCAGCCACGGCGACACCTTGTCTTTGAGGAGTTTTGTAACTCCCGGCGATCCCATTTTTATATTATAGTCATCAGGAGGAATTGTCAACTGAGCGGGGAAGGCACGCAGGGCAAGTGTTAATTCTTAAGGTTGTCCGAGGGGCTTGTGGGAAATAAGAGCAAAAAGGGTAAATGTCCAGAGGAAGTTAAAACGCCGGAGCCGAAGGTGATAAAACTCGCCCCGGCTATAAACAGGAAGGCCAGAAGAAGATGTTTTTTCGGCAAGTGTCCCTGTGGCTCGGGACTGAAATATAAAAACTGCTGTTTCAAAAAGGAAAATGAGAGTATCCGAAAGAACCTTGGAGAGAAGAAGGAGAGATAGGGAAGCCCAGCTTAAATACTATCTGAAGCATAGGTTCTGTCAGGTTTGTGGTAAGAGGGCCTGGGAAGTTCACGAGATCGTAGCACGCTCCCAGGGCGGGAAATGTGAGGAAGATAATATGATTTCGATGGACAGAAACTGCCACGAGCGGGCGCACTTCAGGAGGCGACCCTATCTTTATAAGGAGGAACTCTGGAGGATCAAGGGGCTGGATATCGAGGTTATGCAGGAGCAAGTTAAGAAAGATTAGGAAAGGGGGAAAATATGGGAATGAAGCCAGAAGATTGGAGAAAGTTTGAAGAGGCTGGTTTTGACATAGCGAGAAGTGCAAAAAAGTTTTTTGTTCAGTTAAGGAAGTTTGGTTTTAGACGATCTGAAGCGATTAGAATAGTTCAGGCGATGGTTGCAGGTTTATTCCGAGGCGTGAATTGGGATTAGCTCACAAAGAGAGGACATGATGGAGACTAGCCAGTGGTGCGAGTTCAAGGCTAAACTCCCTCTGGAAGCGATGCGACGCTTGGAGGACGAGATAGACAGGATAAAAATCCTGGCCAACATTGACCTTGAAAACAGGCTATCCGATGAGGTAGTGGCAGGTTTGTGTTTGGAATACATCGTGGCCCTGAGCGCCGAGACGCCCGACGAGTCGGTGGTGTAGGAATGCAGATAACATTCCAAGCTCTCATTAAGAAAATAGAGATTAAGTCTTTAGTTTCGCTTGATAAAGCAGGACGATTAATAATAGATTTTAATGCTGAGGATATAGAGATAGCAAACAGACTTAATGAGCTTATGAGAGCAGATGAGACAGTGCAGATTACGATAAAAGATGTCCATTAAGAAATGGTGAAAAAATGGAAGGTAGGAATGAGAAAGGACAATTTGTTAAAGGTCATAATTTTGGCAAGGGCAGACCTAAAGGTTCTAAAGATAAATTAAGCCAAGAATTAATAAAGGCTATTAGAGAGGTTGAGAAGGAAGAAGGAAAAGGATTATTTAAGCACTTTGTCAAGCGAGGTTATAAGAACGATAGCGTGTTAGTTGCTTTAATTAGAAAGCTCATAGCAGATAAGACTCAGACTGATATTGATTTAAGTGGTGAAGTTAAGAAAATTCTTGTTATAAATAGACTTAATGAAAACAGAAAAACTCTTCAAAGAGGTAAACCTACATCAGTATCAGATAGCGGCACTAGGAAGTAATAAAAGATTTATTGCCGTCATAGCTGGTACGGGTGGAGGTAAGACTTTTTTTGGTCCTGTTTGGCTCTCAAAAGAGATAGCTAAACATCCTGATGGTCAGTTCTTTGTCATAGCCCCAACTTATAAGATGCTCACAAGGACAACAATCCCGATGCTTATTGACTGCTATCGAGGGACAACCCTAGAGGGTGAGCATAAAGAGACAAAGGGGCAATATATCCTTCCTACTGGGGGAATCATCTGGTTCGGCTCGGCTGACCGACCTGAAACTCTGGAATCAGGCCAATATGATGCTATTTGGATTGACGAAGCAGGTCAGATGAAGTTTCAGGTATGGGTGGTAATTCAGGCGAGGCTCGGCGTTAAGATGGGGCGCTGTCTTTTAACGACAACTCCCTATTCCTTGAACTGGCTAAAAACAGAATTCTATGACCGCTGGAAAAAAGGAGATCCGGATTATGATGTGATTCAGTTTTCATCTATTGATAACCCTTATTATCCTGAAGCTGAATTCGAGCGAGCTAGAGGCACTTTAGATACTCGCATCTTTGAGATGCGCTACATGGGTCTATTCCGCAAGATGGCCGGGTTGGTTTACGTGGAGTTTACCAACCGCAATGTAAAAGAGCCGGAAGGCATCAAGTTCAAGCGGGTTATCGGCGGAGTGGACTGGGGCTTCTATCCCGACCCGGCGGCAATAATCCTGCACGGCGAGGATAACCAGGGGAGGATATGGGTGTTCTTTGAATATTATCATTTGCGAAAGACTCCCGACGAACTGGTCAAAGACGCTGTGGTTATACAAAAGGAATATAAGGTAGAAACCTTCTGGTGCGGGCAGGATGAGCCGGGAAATATCCAGCTGTTTAGGGACAAGGGCCTCGATGCCAGGGCCAACGAGGTCAAGTCGGTCAATGAGGGAATCGGGGCGATGACGAATTTGATAAAAAACGAGGCGTTCTTTGTGTCCAAGAGGTGTCCTAACTGGCTGGACGAGGTTGAGACCTATCACGTCCCAGAGGACAAGGAGAAGCCCGAGGGGCCTTGCCACGCTCTGGATGCTTCGAGATACGCAATTGTTAATATGAAGGGAGCGGTTGAGCCTGATATATTCGTGATTGGCTAGGAAGAGGACAATATGTTTAATAAAAAGGAATACAACAAGCAATAAAGGAGGAAATAATGGATAAGAAGTTAAAGGAGGAATTAAGGAGACAAGGGCGTGCTATTGCTTCAGTTGAGCATTTTGGAAATAAAGCAGCAGCCGCAATTTATCAAGCACTTAGAGAAATGATGGTGGAAGTGCAGAAAGGTTATGAGGAAGAAAAAGCTTGTTTACCTGAATATAGGACAAGCAGGGTCGCCGGACACGGTGAAAAGCCCGATAGCCCTAGACCCAAACCTAAACCGAGACCGCAGAAGAGGTGAGAATTGATTGGGAATCTTAAATAAAATAGGAGCGTTTTTCTACACCCGCAAATCCCCTAACATGGGCTGGGTGGACTATTCCACCTGGGGGCTGGGCGAGTCCAAGATCCAGCCGACGGACTTTCAGAAACAGGTGAATGCTTATCGGGATACAGTCTTTAGCTGTGTCAACATCAACGCCACCGCTATGGCTGGGGTGCCTTTGAGATTATATGTGGCCAAGGGAAGCAAAAGTAAAACATTCAAGTTGACCGAGACGAAGCCGGTAAGTAAGCAGCAGAAAGATTACTTATTCTCCGAAGCCTCCTTGCAGCCGTATCTCAGGAAGGCGGTGGATGTGGAGGAGGTAATCGACCATCCGTTCTTTGACTTGATGAGGAACGTCAACGGGTTCAATAACCAGTTTGATTTGAAGGAATTAACGACTATATTCCTTGAGCTTACGGGGAATGCTTATTGGTATCTACCCAGGAATGGACTGGGGATTCCCTCCGAGATATGGGTGCTTTACTCTCAATGGATGAGGATAATTCCCGACCCGAAGAAGCTTATAAAGGGATACGTCCTAGAGAGGGGGATGAAAAAAATCAAGTTTGACGAGTCCGAGATTGTCCATTTCAAATATCCCTCACCTTCGAGTGAGTTCTACGGCATGGGCCCGCTGATGGGGGCGGCTAATGCCTACAACCTAGAGAAGGATATGACTGACTACGAGAAGGCAATGTTTGAAAATATGGGAAGACCTGATATTGCTATATTGTCTAAACAAGGGCTGAAAGATGAGTCCCAGAGAGAAAGATTGAAGAAGTTGTGGAAGAGTGCTTATGGCGGGCCGAAGAAAGCAGGGAAGGTTGCTTTCCTGCAGGGAGATTTAGAGATAAAGGATTTTGGATTTGCTCCCAAAGAGATGAGCTACCTTGGAGGTAGGAAGAAAGTCAAGGAGATGATAGCGAATGCATTTGGGATTCCAATGTCCATGCTTACCACTGAGGCAGTCAACCTCGCCAACGCGCGTGCGGGCAATTACCAGCACGCCAAGAATGCAATGCTTCCTCGCTGTAGGAGATTTGAGGAGAAGCTGAACGAGAAGCTCTTACCGATGTATGACGAGCGTCTGTTTTGCGCTTTTGACTCGCCCGTTCCTGAGGATAAGGAATTCAGATTAAAAGAGGTTGAGTCTCATTTGAAGAGCTTTTACTCCAATATAAACCAAGAGAGGCAGATAGATGGCCTAGAGAAAGTGCCCTGGGGCGATGACATCCTCGTGCCTATGAATCTCATGCCGCTAGGCCAGCCCGCAAAGGGAGCTTCCGGCGCAGTCAAGGAGAAGGAGGAATTTGAGGAGCTAGTCAGCGATGTCGCTAGAGAAATAGCCGAGAAGATTGGAGATAGTCCAACCAACGACGAAAAATTCCGAGAGCGGAAATGGCAGCTCTTTATCAAAAGGCAAACTCCTTATGAGAGAAAATTCAAGGATAAACTCAAGGAGCTGTTTAGCGAGCAAGAAAAGGAAGTTTTAGCTAATATGAAACGCTCTCCCAAATCCGTCAAGAAGGGCTGGGAGGAGGACTGGCTATTCAATGAGAAGCTGTGGATTGAGCGGTTTGGCAAGGAAGGAAGACCTTTTATAGGGGGAGTTTTAGAGTCAGTGGGGCAATCGACTTTGGGAGATTTGGCAGTTGGCATAGACTTCGATATTTCTTCTCCAGTAGTTATTCGCTTTCAGAAAAAATTCATTGAGAAATATTCCAAGGAAGTAAATAAGGCTACTGTGGATGCTCTTAAAAAAACTCTACAAGAAGGAATAAGTGCAGGCGAGAGTATTCCTGAGCTCAGGAAGCGAGTAAGTAAAGTCTTTGATTTTGCCGATAGGCAAAGGACAATAAAAATTGCAAGAACTGAGACAATCCGGGCCTCGAACTTTTCAACCGAGGAGGCTTATCGTCAATCAGGAGTAGTGGAAGGGAAAGAATGGTTGACGGCCATTGATGAAAGAACTTGTCCTGAATGTGAAGAAATGAATGGTAAAAAGGCAGGCCTCGGCAAATCTTTTAGCACGGGGGGGTTGGATGTTGATTTGGATTATACTGAAGGTGAAATGCCTTACCCGCCACTCCACGTTTTTTGCAGATGCACTCTTGTACCAATTTTAATTGAATAGCAATAGAGGATTTGGAAAATGATAGACCGAATTTGTGAAATCTGTGGTAAGAAATTTAAGATATATCCTAGTAAACTTAAATACGGAACAGGACAATATTGTAGCACAGATTGCTTTATAGAAGCCAGAAAACAAGGATTAATAAAAATGAAAAAACCCAAAAAAGGTAAAATTTTAAAATGTCCTGTCTGTAATAAGGAATTCTATGCTCAACCGAATAAGGTAAGAAGAGGAAGAAGCTATTGTTCTCGTATATGTTTAGGGCAAGCCAATGGAAACAGATTGAGAGGCAGCCGAGCTCCCCATGCAGGTAAAGCCCCTGAAATAAGAAAATGTAGGATATGCGGTAAAAAATTTAATTTTTATGCTAGCCAGCGTAATTATGGATTATGCTGTTCAAGAAATTGTGCAAATAAATGGCACTCTTTGAAAATGAAAGGAGCAAATAATCCAAATTGGAGAGATGGAATTTCTAATTATCCTTATGACCAATATTTTGATAGACGAAAGGAGCAAATAAGAGCAAGAGATAATTGGAAGTGCCAACTATGTGGAGCACCACAGGAAGAGTTTCAAAGAGCGCTTCCTGTCCATCATATAGATTATGACAAAAAGAATTCTAGTCCTGATAATTTAATAACTCTATGCCCATATTGCCATACAAAAACTAATTACAAGCGAGATTACTGGAAACAATATTTTCAAAATAAAAGCAACAAACGAGGTGAAGTTGTATGTCTATGAATAAAATGTTCACAGTTTTAGACAAGAAGGAAATCAACGAGGAAGAGAGAAGTATTGTAGCTTGGGGTTCAAGGGCAGTAGTAGATAGGGATAAAGAGCTGATAAAAGGAGAAGCGTGGGACGTAAAAGCATTCCGCAAAAATCCTGTGTTAATGCTATCCCACGATTACAGGCAGCCTCCAGTTGGAAAGGTTCTTTGGACGAAAAAATCTGAGGAAGGTTTGAAATTCAAAGCTCAATTTGCCAAAACACAAGTAGCAGATGAGGTCTTTCAGCTTTACAGAGATGATATAATGAGAGCTTTTTCTGTAGGATTTATTCCCAAGAAGTGGGAAGAACCCGAAGGAGAAAAGGAAAAGGGAAATGGTAAGAATCTCAAAAGAATTTATACCGATGTAGAGCTTTTAGAAATATCTTGTGTTAGTATCCCATCTTGTCCAAGTGCACTTATTGAAGCCTATAATGACGGCAAAATAAAAACTAAGACTCTTGGAGAAGAAATAGGGAAGGTAATAAAGCTTATTGAGATAGAAGATGATTTGAAGGGAATTATCACTAAGCCCGAGGAAACCGAGAACTATATAAGGATTCCCGTGAGGAAATGTGCAATAACAGCCACTATTGACATATCAAAAGAGAAGGGGATAAAAGCTCTTTACTGCGGGAGGGAAAAGAAGAATCATACCTATCTTTTCAGCAAGGAAAAGAAATTTGGATGGACCATGGAGAAAGCGAAGAAATGGGTAAAAGAGCACGATAGCGGTAAATCAGAAGATGAGAAAACGCAGTATGAATGTGAGTGTATTTCGTGCGGCTGGAAGCATACATCAGAGAAGCATTGTAATACTTATAAATGCGAGAAATGTGGGGGAACTATGCGCCGTGTTTCTCGTCCTGGCCCTGGCCAGGAATCCGTTGATGGGGAGGTGATTGAGTTGGAAGATGATAAGGTTGATGATTCAGTAGATGAAAAAGGAGTTATACCTTTCTCCGAGACCCCCAAAGCCCCCGAAGGCGAGAAGTGGGACGGGCCGAGGGAGGTAAGGGAAGCAGAGGTATCTGACCTCAAGGTCATGTGCTGCTGGTTCGACTCTGAAAATCCCGACATTAAATCTTCATATAAATTGCCTCACCATAGGGCAAAAGGGCACGCGGTGGTCTGGAGAGGTGTTGCTGCTGCTATGGTAGCTTTGCTTGGAGGAAGAGGTGGAGTAAATGTCCCTTCAGAGGACAGGAAAGGCATCTATTCACATTTAAAACGCCATTATGTCCAGTTCGATAAAACTCCTCCTGAATTTAGATTATTTGAGGAATTGAAAAATATTAGAGAGGAATTAGTGAGGCGTGGCATAGTGACAGAGACGGCACAAGGTAAGTCCATTGGAGACCTTGAAACGTAATTTAGGATAACTAGCCCAAAGTTTAATATGATGAGCGTGGAGGTCATTATGAGAGCCACAAGCTTGGCAAGTGTAATTATCACGTTTCAGAACAGCATTACGCCATTGCCTATATTGATAAGCATATGTACCTCTGGCTGGAGAACCACCTCGCCAGTGAGCATTGTTTTTTCCTTGTCGAGCTTTGCCCATACAGGAGAAGGAGCAAAATCGTTGTGTTTTTCTATTATAAAATGCTTCAAAAGGTTCCCCGCAATATTCGCAAATTTGGATAGGTCTTTCTTTCCAGTGTGGATTTCGAGAACCCGTTCTTTGTTTAAGACGATTAGCCAAATATTTATGAAAGCATTTACGAGAACAGAATTTGGCATTTCGAGAGGCAGGTTTTTGGAATTGTTTACTACAAACAATACAAATAAAAGTTTTTTGACCTCCCCTCCAGTTGCCAGCTTTATCTCCTTTGGGGTGGTCAGAATTATAACATTTATAAGAGCAATATTTTCGTTTACTGGAAGGACTATCTGTAAATATTTTACCGCAAAATTTACATTTAAATTGTATTGGCATAGTGATTATAATGATAGCACACTATTAACAATTTGTCAAGGGGGTGGAATAAGTGGAATTAAAAGAACTTTCAACTACTGAGTTATTAAAAAAAGAAGGTAATTTAAAAGCGGAGATAATCGCAAAGTCTTATGGATTAGACGACCCCGTAGGTGTAGATGATAAAGGAAATATTCGAACCATCTCCGATGCAGTAGAGGAACAATATCAGGCTCTGCGGCAGGAGATTGCAGCCCTCAAGGAAGGCCGCGTCCTCAGCGAGAAGAACCGCAAGCTTGTCAAGCAGTGCGCCGATATGCTGTTACAGTTATACGAGGCAACCGAGCCGCCCAAGAGGGAGGAGATTGACATAGATATTAACTTAGAGAAGACCGCAGGTGATAAAAAAGCTCGACCAGATAGCACCACGGCTAACGACAAGATAGAGATAGAAACAAATGCTTTGACCGATAAAATAGAGTCTGTTTTGAGAAGTAACATAGAAAACTTGATTACGGCAAAAATAAACAAACTTAGAGGTAAAGTTGAATAATATTTTTATACAGGAAACAACTATTCTCAAAATCGGAGGTATCAGATGATGCAAAGTAGTTACTGGAGATCGACAGATCAGGTGGCGAAAACATTATCGGAGATACCAGAGAGTAGTGATAGTTTGCTTCCGAGTAAGTTTACGGAGGTGAACTATGAATGAAATTAACAAAAGACGAATTAATTGAATTGGTAATGGACGAGCTGAAGAAATCCGGCGCCACGGTTGATGAGGCAAAGGTAGCCGAGCTGATTGGCAATCGGGTAGAGGAGCTCGAGAAGCTAGTCGACAAGAAGCTAGAAGAGCTCACCAAGACGGTGGACAAGAAAAATGTGTCTGCTGGAGATGGGGATGGTAAGAAGTGGAAATCTTTTGGTGAACAGCTTCAGGCGATAGCGAAAGCTGAGATAGAGCACGATGTCGATCCTAGGCTTATCAGGGCGAAGGCTACTGGACTGAGCGAAGGAGTTGACGCTGAGGGTGGATTCTTGGTGCAGCCCGAATACGTGCAGGAGCTGATTAAATTAGCCCATGACACTGGTATCCTGATGAAGGATTGCCGTGTTATACCGGTCACTAGAAACCAGCTCATACTGAACGCTTTGGCAGAAACTTCCCGGGCTAACGGCTCAAGGTGGGGTGGAATCCTTGCCTACTGGGTAAATGAGGCTGGAACCAAGAACAAGTCCAAGCCTGCTTTCAGGCAGATTAGTCTGAAGCTGGAAAAACTCATCGGGCTTTGTTATGCAACCGATGAGTTGCTTCAGGACGCAAAGGCTCTGGAAACTGTAATCAAGCAGGGATTTGCTGAAGAGTTTGGATTTAAGATTGATGATGCCATCATCAACGGGACTGGGACTGGACAACCTCTCGGATTGATGAATTCCGGGGCTCTTGTTACTCAGGCCAAAGAGACTGGACAGGATGCTGCTACTCTGGTAGCAGAGAACATCGACAAGATGTGGAACAGAATGCCTGCTAAACTCCGGGTAAAGGCCAAGTGGTATATCAACCAGGACGTAGAGTCGGAATTCCCCAAGATGGCCTACAAGGTCGGGACTGCGGCAATAGCCGCTTTCGTTCCTCCCAAGGACATCGGGTCAAAAGCACCAGCAGGAACGCTCAAAGGAAGGCCTGTTGTGCCTATTGAGCAAGCTCAGGCATTGGGAACAAAGGGAGATATAATCTTCGCTAACTTGCAAGAATATCTCCTGATCGAGAAGGGCCCGATGGAGGCGGCTCAGTCAATCCACGTGAGGTTTATCAACGATGAGACGACCTACAGGTTTGTTTACAGAGTTGATGGACAACCGCTCTGGAATAGCACTTTGACGGCATATAAGGGTTCAACTACCAGAAGCCCGTTTGTCGTTCTGGCAACTCGTTCGTAAGAATAATTTAGGGGGCCTTGTGCCCCCTTCAAAAAAAGCAACAGCGAGGTGATAACAAATGATTTTCAGTCAATACAACAAAATAGTTAACGCGCTGGAGCCAAAGGCTGATAGGTTCGCTACTAAGGGTGAAAGTGATGTCATAAATATGAGTAAGTATAAACATATTACTTTTCTCATTATGACTGGAGCAAGCTCAAGTGCCGATGGTGTGGTAACGGTGGAAGCCTGCGATGATACAACTCCTACTAACACTACGGCTATCGCTTTCAAATATCGGGCCATTACTTCGGGGGATACTTATGGAGACTTAACAGCCGCAACTTCCTCTGGATTTGCTATGACTGCCAGCAAGGCAAATAGCTACTATATTGTAGAGGTTGATGCTGCGGATATTGAAGCAGGAGAGGCCGGATATAAGTATATCAGGCTGGTAGTGACCGAGGATACGGATGATCCTCAAACTGCTTGCATAGTAGCGATACTATCACAGCCAAGACACGCCTATGAGAAATTAGGCACTGTGATAACATAGGAATTTAAGGGGCTGTCTTGAGGCAAGGCGGCCCCCAAGAAAAGATAATGCATATCCGATTGCTGAGGGAATACAAGAATTACCGTGTGGGAAGCGTAATAGAAGTCCCTAACGAGGAAGGCCTTGAGCTTATTGTTACCCACAGGGCGATAAGGGCTAGGAAGGGCGATTATATGAGGAATATCAATTCGCCGCCGATGGACAAAATGATAACAAAGGCCGATAGGGACAAATAACTATCTGCTACCAAAATTTGGTAGCGCCTGAAAAGGCAGATAGGAGGTGAAAAAAATGGCATTACACAGTAAATGGAGTTCAGGAAACCTGATTTTCTACGATGGAACTCAGGATATATTGACGATAAAAAAGTCAACCGGTGGGCTTGTAATTGGAGAGGATGACCTTGGTGTAGATGTTAAGTTCTTCGGAGCAACTTCTGGAGCTTACGTGCTTTGGGATGAGAGTGAAGACCAGTTAGAGTTTGTTAAATCCTCAATTGAGATGACGGGAGTATTGGCTGCCGAAGGTTTAGCAAGTCCATATATAGGGATTGGAACAAGTGCATCTTCAATAGAGATTGCAACCTTTGCAGATAATGTTCTTGGTATCGGAACTTGGTTAAAATTAACAAAGAATGCTTCTAATTCTTTATTGGGTGGATATTTCAAAGTAGAAACAGATGGTTCGACCGAAGTAGCTGACGCACAGCTTGTAGCAATTGCTCCTCGGGTGACAGTTGATATGAATCTTGACTCAGCCTATGGAGTCCAATCGCATATGACTATCTCTGGAACTAAAACTTCCAGTGAGCTAATATCAATATCTGGCTTAGTTACTCTGGGAACTGGAGCTAGAACAGCGGATAGAGTTTGTGCTCTTCAGGCTATGATAACGGGGTCAGGAACGGCTGGAACCGTAACGGGGGACTGTTTTGTTGCTTACATAGCCAATAGAGGGACAGTTGTAACTACCGATGCGATTCTGAATATACACAATCAGAGCGCAGCTACGGCAACCAATGCTATTCAGATGGACTTGAACGGGACAGTTAGCCAAGCGTTTAACTTTATAGGGACTGTATCTGATGGTTGGACAAGCGGGGATGGAGTAGTAACTCAAGCTAATGAATATGTCAAGATTCCTGTTAAGGTTGAGGGGGTAACCCCACAATTGTATATACTTGCAGCGGAAACTTGGGCATAAGAATTATAGGCTATGGGGCTGGCCTTAAACAGCCCCACAAAGGAAAAAGGAGAAGTAAGTGAAGCTAAAACTGGGAGAACTAAGGCCAATAATGGAGGCTCTGCCCGCCGTGCTCGACAAGGAGATACCAGTCAAGACGGCATACTGGCTGGCGAGGGCTTTTAAGCAGATTGGCTCTGAGTTTGAGCCTTTCGAGAAGGCTAGGCAAAAACTGGTCGAGAAGCACGCAAAAAGGGACAAAAAGGGCAAATTGATAGTCAAAGGCAATACCTACGTAATGAAGAGTATGGAGGCGTTTAACAAGGAATATGCCGAGCTGGCCGAGCAGAAGATTGAAATCAAATATGAGCCGATAACCATTGAGCAATTGGACGAGGCGAAAATAAAGGGCACAGATATTTTGAAACTCGGTAGGCTTATCAAGGAGGAATAAATTATGGCAGGAACTTTAAGTTTATCATACTCAGAGACTCGGACAGTTAAGAAAGTAACTTTTGATTGGCTCTCTGATGCATCTGGTAATGTTAGTGGAACTCATACCAAACACTTGAGCGGTGAAATATTGAGAGTAGTATTTATCCCCGACTCAGGAGGGACACAACCGACAGACCTGTATGATGTAACTCTTGAGGATGACAGTGGAATGGATGTTTTGGCGGGACAGGGAGCTAATTTATCCAATGCCAGCACGACCAATGTTACACCAGGAGTTCCTTTCAAGGACGGTGCGACTACAAGTGTGTCCAAGATGGTGGTTGATGACTTATTGGAGCTGAAGGTTTCTAATGCCGGGAATGCAAAAGGTGGACAGGTAATACTTTACATACGGTAGGAGCTGATAGAAAATGGCTGGAGAAAACTCTAAAAATGGTTGTCCTTATGGAAAAGTGACCAGGGAAAGACTGGACAACTTCATAGACATTTTCAAGGATTTCAGGGATAACGATTTTGCCCATCTGGAAAAAAATGTGGAAAAACTGGGGAAAAGGCCGAGTTGGATTACTACAGTTATTATGATTATTTTGTCTAATCTCGTGGTAGGGCTGACCTTGGCACAGCTATTGGGGAAATAATGAGTCTATTGATAGTAAAAGTTAATTTGCCTTGGTGGACTCCCCCGAGGGATTATTCAGGGAAGAAATTGGATAAGCCTTATTGGATGTTTACTTATAGATTCTCTGGGGGTTTTGTTCAAGCTATTTATGGGATGAATTAAGGAGAAAAAATGGACATATTATTGATAGTTGTATTATCTTTTTCAATAGGAATAGTTGTAGGGGTAGTGATAGACAGAATTAAGTATAAAGAGGACTATGACGTGGAACATCACGCTCCTATCCCGTTCACGGATAAATTTATGGCTGAGGTAGAATCTTGGAATTGGGAGAAAGGAAAAGGTGAAAGTTAAATGTCGATAATCAGCTTGCAGGAATCTCTGGACTTTCTCGATGTCGGAACAGGCTACTTTGAGATAACGGCTGAGAATGACGTTCTTAATATGACATCCGACCAGGGCGGCCCGGTTAACATTGATGTGCCAGATGGCACTTATGAGGGAGACGATTTAGCAACAGCCCTCCAGACGGCAATGAATGCTAACGATACTCTTACTGGAGGGGTTATCACTTTTGCTGTCAGCTATAATTCAACAACCTACAAATTTACTATAGATTCAGGAAGTGAACATACAATAACAATTGATGTGAGCAAATCGGATGCCGCTCTCGCTTTTGGTTTTACTTCAGACCCAACTGCGGCTCAAAGCATTACTTCTGACCAGGCAGCTGCTGAAGATCCTACCAGTATAGTCCAGAGCATACTGAACGGTGTAGATGAATGGATTAAAAGTTATTGTCAGAGGGACTTCGAGAAAACTACCTATACCAATGAACTTTACGATGGCAATGGCGAGACCTCCTTATTGTTGGATAACTATCCTGTAATCTCAATTAGTAGGTTGGCAGTTGACAGGGATGACGTTATCAAGATTAAAAATACTTCCAGTGACGCAACCACTGCCCACGTCTCAGTTGATAGCGACGGGGTGGACTTGGTGGTGAGCGGAGGCACTAATGAAGATAGCTCCACAATAGATTTTGCCACCTATGATACTATGGCCAAGGTGGTTAATCAAATAAATAGTATAGGAAAGGGCTGGACTGCTGAGTTGATGGATGCCGACTACGGAGATTTGAAGTCGACCGAGCTTCTGGAATGTTATGCTAAATACTGCGGGGCAAGGGCTGATACAACGGCGGCTTGGGAGTATCTGGCAATGGCGGGTGATCCTGTTAATGAGTTTAGAGTTTATAAGAAAAGAGGAGAGCTTTATTACGCAAGTGGGTTTAGTGAGGGGGAGAGGAATATTGTCGTTAGTTATGTTGCGGGCTATTCCAGCTCGGACATGCCTGAGGATTTGAAGCTGGCGGTTAAGATGCTAGTGAAGGTGATCTATGACAGAAGGGACCAGGAAATATTTGGAGTTAGCGGATATAGCTTGGGAAGTATTAAGACTACACTAGAAAAAGAGATGCCAAGTGAGGCAAGGGAAATTTTATCACGATATAAAAAGATAGAGGTTTGATATGGTTCCAGGCCCAAAGACAGAATTGACGCTCCAAAAATATACTCTGGTTTCGGATAATATGGGGGGATTCTTAGAGACCTGGCAGTCCAAACGCAAAATGAAGGGAGTCCTCTTATCCCTTTCTGGCAGGGAGCGGTTCGTGACGGGAAAAACCGAGGTATTTCGGACGCACAAATTCGTAGTGAAATATCCTATAGGAATTTCTATAGAAGAAAAAGATAAATTTGTTCTGGGGGCTAGGACTTTTGATATACAGGCTGTGGCAGATCCTGCCGAGCAGCACAGAACTTTGGAGATTGAACTTTTGGAAGTGACGTAAATGGCTAAAGCTAAAGTAAAATGGTATGGAGACAAACTTATCAAGGAAGTAGGGCTTAAATGCTTTCAGAACATGGAGAAGGCTTGCCTTCTTGTCGAGGGGGATGCTAAGAGGATGGTAAGAGTTGATACTGGAAGATTAAGGGCTTCAATTACACACGAAGTAGAAAAAAGCAAAGATGAAGTAACAGGAAGGGTTGGAAGCAACGTAGAATACGCTGTCTATCAGGAATACGGAACGTCAAAAATGAGTGGGCATCCATATCTTAGACCTGCACTTGAAAAGAACAAAAGAAAAATCAAGCAGTTATTAGGCGGAAAATAATGGAAAAAGTAAGTGTGCTTATTCCCACTCGCCAGCGCTATAAAAAGTTGGCGAAATGCTTAACTAAGCTCTTTGAAAATACGGTTTACACTAATTTTGATGTAATTGTGATTACTGATAGGGATGACCCTAAATCTGTCGAGGTTGTTAAAAAGCTACCTTTTATTAAGGACGAGAATGTAAAGATTCTGGTTAAGGAAAAACGAGAGATGTATGTCGGCAAAATCAATAAGGGCTATCACAAGACCGATTCCCCCCTGATAGTCTTCCTCGCTGATGACGTAGAGGTCAGTCGCAACTGGCTGACCGAGGCGGTGTCAACCTTCAATGAATCGTTCCCTGACGGGATGGGATTAGTGAGTTTTCGGGACGAATTTGGTGATCACCTCGCCGCTCACGGTTTGATATCTAGGGAATATGTGAACAGATATCTTAATGATAATATCTTCTTCCCAGGATATATCCACTACTGGTGCGACTGTGAGCTAACCACGAGGAGCAAGAGATGGGGTAAATATGCCCACAGCGAAAAGGCAAAAATAACACACAACCGACCTGGTAAAGTCGGGGAAAGAGATAAGATAGGTCAGGAGGGGCTTACGACAAAAGACTCCGGGAGAAAGCTGTTTATTATGAGACAATTTTTGAACTTTCCTGACATAATGCCAAGTATGATGCCAAAAAAGCTGGAATTGCCAGATAAAGTTTCACTTCGCTTTGTTCCTAGCAATGAGCTTTATTTCTACTTCGGCTTCGGGATTGACACTAGGAAGAAACTTCACTGGATAGTGCCAAAAGAAACGGCTGAGTTTTTATTATCGGCATTCCCGATCTACTGGTGGGGATGGTATTTCAGATGAAAGGAGGAAAATTTGCCAAGACAAATTGAAGTCAGCTTTTATCCCACCCCGGAGCTGGAATATTATTTCGGCTTTGGAATTGATACCAGAAAAAAATCACAATGGAAAGTAGACAGGGAAACAGCAGAATTTCTATTGACATGTTTCCCCTTGAATTGGAACTCCATCCAGTGCTCAAGATGGATAGACAGGCAAGTAAGGCTGAGACAAATTCCCAAACATGATATCTGCTTTCAGGTGTGGAATAGGCCTGAATGGACTAAGAAATCTTTAGATTCGCTTGAGATTAACACCGATTGGGGACTAGTGAGGAAACTGTTCGTGATGGATGACAATTCAGATGATGAGACCAGAATGATTCTGGATAATTACGAGAATCCTAAGAAATTAATTATCAGGGAACAATTCGGGAACGCAAAGAAATCACTTATGCGGTTTGCCTCGCTGGCCGAGACCGAGCTTGTGTTTAATTGCGAAAATGATGTTCTTTATCCCAAGGACTGGAACCTGATTATGGCAAAAGAGTTCACGTATGATCCGAGGGTCGGAATAATAAGAGGGACTAGTCAAGACCTTCCGATGTTCATAAAGCACAGCACTGCCCTGGCCGGTTTTAATTTGAACTGCCTTAGGGAGTTACTCGATAAGATGCCCACGACGGGAAAAAGATGGATGCGAGGTGGCTGGGTAAATTTACTAGATAATAAATGGCAGATGTATTGCGTCTCCACCCTCTTTTTCGACAAGTTGGATTATCATGAGGAAGAGTTCTCTTTGATTGATGAATACTACGCGAAAGGTTGGGGGAAATGTCCGGCTAATATAAATTATCGGAAAAGAGTAATGGAGGCTCACAAGGGAAGAATGACCCCAATAGACATGGACATCTTGATTGGCGACGGCAGATTCGACATGAATTTTACTGACATGCAGCCGTTCGTGGCTTTGCTGGCAGGGCTTGTCATCGCCCAAGATGCACAATTGGTTCTGGAAATAGGAACTGGTCTGCTTAATTCCAGTAAGGCGTTTCTATATGGGCTAGAAAAAACGAGGGGGAGATTGATAAGCTGTGATCCCCTAAAGAGATGGCAAGATTTTATCCATCCCCAATTAGAATTTATCCAGAAAAAATCCCAGGATTTAGCTAAGGACTGGAAAGAAAAAATTGATATTCTTTTTATCGATGGAGATCATAATTACCCTTCGGTAAAGGATGATTTTAACAATTTTTATCCCTATGTTAAGAACAAAGGATTGATTGTTTTCCATGATACTAATCATAGGAGTCATCCAGGAGTTAGCCGAATGGTGGAGGAGCTTTCTGACTACTTAGGAATGGATAGGATAGATTTTCCTAAATTTCCGGGAATGATAGTTTTTCAGAAGGGATAACAGAGCGAGTAAACAATGAAAAGAAAATCTCATTGTGTTGTGTAGAAGGCATCACGTGCAAATAGAACGGTCTCACTTTCAGGAATTTTGGAGATTCTTTTTAAGTAGACATATTAAAACTTCACTAAACTAAGGGAGAGATAACTTTGCTGGACGTGAATGCGCTTAATATTGGCATATATGCAAAATTAAACGTGGCAGCTATAACAGATCTTCTAGGAGAAACACCGAGCGGTGATCCAGCCCTAGGTCATTTTAAAGTGCCGCAAGACTCTGCTTTCCCTCATGTTTGCTACTGGGTAGTCACGGGGAGCAATGAGCAAAGCTTTACCGAATGGAAGGATGAAGTTCTAGTTCAAATAGACATATTCAGCGACTCCAATTCCCTTAAAGAGGCAGGGAATATATCGAAGGAAATTTGCACGGTAATGGATAATGCGGAGATAACTGCCACAGGGTATAGCGTGTATTTCTGCCAGAGACAAGGACCGCCCAGAACGCTTTATGAGGACGACAATAAAGTCTGGCATCTTGTTCTTGAATATCGAATAAAGTTAGAAAAATCTAAGTAGTTTCACTTTTTGATATGGTTTCACCGATTGTTGAAAGCAATTGTTTTAATGAAACATAGTTTTACTCTTTGATAAAATAACCATTTTCAGTAAAACTCGGTCTAGCTAACCGAGAATAGCTCTCCAGCCGTGGCCACGGAGCGGTTGGGGAGCTTTTTTATTAAATATATGGAGGTGAACAATAATGGCCGAGACGAAAGCAATTGCAGGAGATACTGGAAAAGTCAACGTAGGAACAGTTAGTTCTGTATTGAATGAGGTTGCGGAAATAGGGCACTGGGCTGGAACGATAGCACTAGATGCAATTGAAACTCCTAAGTTTCAGAAGGATAGGACTAGGATTCCTGGAAAGAAAGATTTCAGCGGTTCATTTGATGGAAGCTGGTATATGGGAGATACTGATGGCCAGAAGGTCTTAGAGGATGCCATAACTGGCGGAACCACAGTATATCTACAACTCCAAACCAAATCTGGCTGGACTTACTCCTGTTGGGCACTGATTACAGGAGAAGCTATTGACCAACCACATGATGGAGCAGTGGCTGTCAGTTTTGATTTTGTGTCCACTGGTAAAGTGTCTGTGGCAATAGCAAGTGCGTAATGACACTTAAAAGGGCTAATGGACTGATAACTCCTCTGAGTCCTTTGAGCCCTAAAGAGGAGCTAAGAAATATCATAGATAAGCTAATTATGACATAAATTAAGGAGTGATGATATGAGTATAGATAGGACTGTGGATGCTCCCGTGACGGTTGAATTCGAGGGAGCAAAATATAAAATCCGTCAAATAACTACTCAGGATTACGGCGAGATTGTTCGCTACCTCAAGACCCTTTATATAGGTGAAGTGGGCAAGTCGATGAGGATGGCGGGGGTGAAAGAGGACAAGATAATAACCGAAATCAGGAAGCTGCAATTCGAGGAATGGGGAGTTAGAGGCGATAGTCAGGCGGAAATAGCCAAATATTATGATGAGAAAATCAAACCACTGATGTCGTCTAATGAGGCGATGTCCTATATTCTGTATATAGGACTAAGAAAAGAGCACTCTGACCTGACACTGGAGAAAGCTAACGATATTGTGGCGAGCAACCCGGGTGGGATGGAAGAACTCATTGCCTATGTCATGGGTGGGATAAAGGAAGAAAAACCAAAAAACGTTCCGAGGGCAAAGACAAAAGGGTAGATTATTATCAGTGGCTCTGGTGTTTGGACTGGGACTTTGTCTTTGCTCAACTAAAGAGATTTTATCGATGTTCGGATGAGGAATTTAGGAAGATGACATTACATAAGGTCTTTCAGTTATTAGAGGATGGAGAGAAACTGGCGAAAATGGAAGGCGGAGAAAAAGAGTTAATAACAGAAACACAAGAGGAAAAAATAAGAAGATTGAGAGAAATGGCGAGGCGAAGAAAAGTTAAGTTAGCCAGAGAGGGGAAATGAAAGAGCTAAAGTGTTTTTTGAATTAGGAATTCGAGGTCATAGGAGAGATTTATAATGGCAGTGGGAAGTAAAATTGGCGAAGCCTATGTTGAACTTCATGCCAAAATGGCCAAGTTCGAGTCTGAATTGAAGTCAGCTAGAGTGCTAACTGAAAAGTCTGTTAATAAGATGCAGGCTAAATTCCAGGCTTTAGCTCCCACTTTCAGAAAAGTAGGTATAGGCATGGCTGCTGCTGGCGGAGCTATCACGGCAGCATTGGGCCTAGCGATAAAGTCATCAATTGATTTTAACAAGGAAATAGCCAATATAGCTACCCTGATCCCACGTAGCACCGAGCGGGTAAACGAGCTCAAAGGAGCAATCAGGACGATGGCTGTGGAGGTTGGAAAGGACACGGCGGACTTGGCCCAAGGCGCATATCAAGTTATATCCGCTTTTGGTGATACTGCCGACACAGTTGATATTCTTAAAATGTCAGCTAAGGCAGCTACAGCAGGTGTGGCAACTACCACAGAGGCAATTAACCTTTTATCTGCTGTTACAAAGGGATACGGTGATACATCTAAAGAAGCTGTTAAAAAGGCCAGCGATCTCGCTTTTCAGACAGTTACATTAGGACAGACTGCATTCCCCGAACTCGCTGCAAGTATTGGGAAAGCAATTCCATTAGCTGCCAAATTGGGAGTGGAAGAGGAAGAATTATTTGCTGTAATGGCAACAGCGACAGGAGTTACTGGTAAAGCAGCTGAAGTATCAACACAGTTAAGAGGAATATTCCAATCTTTGATGGCCCCGACTAAGGATATGGCTGAACTTATAGCAGATATGGGGTATAAGAGCGGAGAGGCTATGCTTAAAGAAAAGGGATTAAGCGGAGCACTTAAGATTGTTACTGAAGCAGCTGAAAAATCAGGAATACCATTACAAAAATATATCTCCCAAATAGAAGGTCAAACATTAGCATTAGCTTTAACTGGAGCACAGTCTGATGTATATACCGAAAAACTTGCTAAAATGAGAGATTCAATAGGTCTTACTGATGTAGCATTTAAGGAGCAAACAGAAGGAATAAATAAAGCTGGATTTGCTTTCCAACAGGCAAAAATACAAATAGAAGTTTTAGCTCAGGAAATAGGCGATAGACTTTTACCAATGATAGTTCCCCTGATTAAAAAAGTTACTGATATTGTGAAGGCAATGTCAGAGTGGTCAAAAGAGCACCCCAAGCTCACTTCAATATTAATCAAATTTGCGGCAGTTCTTGGGCCCCTTTTGATAGCTCTGGGTGGTTTGTTAATGATTTTACCTGGTTTAGTTGCTATAGCGCCTGCAGTAGGAGCAGCTTTTCATATTATGTTAGGCCCCATTGGACTGATTACAGGAGCAATTGCAGCTGCTACGGTGGCGTTCGTATATTTCTACAAAAAAAACGAAACATTCCGAAAGGGTGTTCAGAAAACTGGTGCTTATCTTGAGTTCTTCGGAAAAGTTGTCGCAGGAGTCTTTAAGGCGGTTGGGGCGAATATTGGCAACTTCCTCGGCTGGTTCAGCGTTGAGTTTCCTAATGTTTTTAGGGATGTCGCTAGTGCCGCTGGTAGAATTCTCAAGAACCTAGGGGGAAATATTGGGAAATGGGCTATTTATATTGGGAAGAAATTGAATCCCAAGAACTGGCTGAAGGAGATTGAGGCTCCTGATTGGACTCCCCTTCTTGAGGGATTTGAGGCCACGGTTACAGAAATTCCAAAACTTATAGGAGTTAATCTGGATGAGGCCAAAGGAATTCTGGAGAAAAAGCTCACGGCAATAGGAGTTGCTGCGGCAGAGACAGTTATACCGCCACCGGTCATAGCTCCGATTGAGCCACCTCCCATACCTCCCATTATACCTCCTGTAGATACTAAGCCTGCTAAACGTGCGTATCTTGAACTTACAGAGGCAGAGAAAAAATGGTACGAAGAGCGTGAAGGCCAAATTGTAGATTTTACAAAATTTACTAAAGAAGAAGTTGAGAAATTAAAAAAGGCATACAAGGAATACTGGGAGGGAGTTGTAGAAGCTAGCAAAGAGGCTATTAAAAAAATCGAGAATGAGTACTTTAGGCTGACTCATACTGAGAAGGAGCAGCTGGATAAACGTTGGGAAGCCGAGAAAGTTAGGATAGAAGCAACGGCTAAGCTCGCTGGTGAGGAAATAAATCTCACTGAGATACTTACAAAAGCCAAATTCAATCTCTACAAAGATTACTATGATAAAATCGGAAAAGCTCAAGTTGATTACCAGAAAGAAATGGCATCGCTTTTTGGAAATGAGACTAAGTTATTAGAGATAGAAATAGAGGCAAGGAAAAAAGCATATAAAAAAGCGGGCTGGAGTAACAAGCAAATTGCCGATTGGGAAACTGCATATAGAAAGAAAAAGAAAAAAGAAGAGCTTGAAATTATTAAAGCGACCTTGGATAAAGAAAAGAAGCTAACACAAAAAATCAAAAATGAGATAGAAGATATAGAGTTCAATGCTACCCATACAAAACAGCAAATACTGGATAGAGGTTGGAAACAACAAGAAGCTCTATTAAAGGAAGAGAAAGCAAGCACAAAAAGAATTGCAGCGGCTAAGGTACTCTATTATAAAAAGGCAGCTATCGAAGAGGAAAAAATAAGAAAGAAGCTCCTAGATTCTCTTACAAAAGATCAAAAAAAATACTATGAAGACTACAAAAAACAAACAATTGACTGGGGAAATCTGACTATAGAGCAAATTGAAGCTATTATCGAAGAGTTAGAAGGTTTAGCAAAGGCTGGAGAAAACGCAGTTGAGAGATTAGAGACTGCTTGGAAAGACTTCTGTTCGTCTCTCAAATCCAGCTTTGCCTCAGTGGTCGAGGACTGGCTCCAGAAGACGATTACCGCCAAAGAAGCATTCCAGGAGCTAGGCCGGGTAATCAACGAAAGCGTCACCGCTGCGATCGCCAACCTTATAGCCCAGAAGCTCTCGGAATGGGTTATAGGTTTCGCAAAGGCAATCTGGGAACAAGGTATTCCTGCCCTAATAAAATTGATAGCCAAAATCTGGGAAGCTGTAGTAGCTACTTTAGCTTGGATTGCCACGGGTATCATAACATTTGTTCAGAGTCTTACAAAAGCAGTGGCAGGCTTAACTACTTCCCTAGTGGTTCTCCTCGGCAAAATTGCCTTGTTGATTGCTGCCTTCTTAGCAGCTTGGGAATCAATGAAGCGACTTTGGGAATTAATAACAGAAAAAATAATTCCAGCTTTCAAGGAGTTCTATGAATCGGTAAAGAAAGTTAAAGATGAATTAGGAGGCGGGTGGAAATGGCCTTGGGATTGGCTTTGGTGGGCAAATCAAGCATCAACTGCAACAGAGAATCTCACAGCAGAAGTCTATACGCTCAAGAGAGCGATAGAGGACATTCCTCGCCGTGTTGACTTCGACGTAATCGGCAACCTGCATATGCCCAACATCCCTGACATAGGCAACCGCTATTTTAACATTATCGGACGTTATGGAACAGAGGGTAGCATCCCCCGTGCCCAAATCGGCATCCCCTACATCCCCCGGACCATGCCCGTCATCGTCCACCCCAAAGAAGCAATTCTTACTGCTTCTCAGGCGAGGGAATGGAGAGCGGGACGAGGAGAAAGCGGGGCAAAAATAGAACAGAATGTTGGTCCTATAAATATCACAGCAGAATTCCCCAATGTTGACCTTGAAACCCTAACGCAAGAGAAAATAGAGAGGGTCTTCCAGAAGAAATTTGTCCCAGCCATCAAGGAATCAGTGCGAATGGGTATATTCTCCAGGGATCTTGTGGGAGTTAGGAAGGCGAAATAATGGCTAAAATGCGGCTAAGTGACGGGGTGACAGATGTTGATTTCGACCCCATAGAAGGATACGAAGTCCCAGAGAGCCGAAGGCGGACTACTCATAAAACCCTCGATGGCTCTTTATATGTGTATGAATGGGGTAATAAAAGGCGGGATGAAGTGCCTGTTATAGCTATTGAAAAGACCGACGCCGACCAGTTTAATGAGTGGTGGCAGGACATGACGGAACTTAAATACTATTACGATTACGAAAATAATCCCAGCAGCTACGTTACCGTAGTTATAATTAACGAAACTCAACCCCTCCAGATGATGACAATGGAATGGCAGGATAAATACTACGGCACACTAATTTTGAGGGAGAAATAGGATGCCTGATTTTACTGACGATGAATTTATGATTCTGTTTAAGCTTTGGGCTGAGGCTTATTTAAGGATTAAGAAAATAGGGGAGATGTTACTTAAAAAGCAATCTCTCAAAAAAGACCTTCAAAGCAAAATGGGAATTGGGGAAATGGAATTTGAGGCTGTAAAAAAAAATGCAAAGGGAGAAATCTTGAGTATTCAACGATTTAAAAGCACTGGTAACGGAAAAATAAAAGATAAATATAATTGGAAGAAGGAATAACTCTGCTTTTAAAATAAAAATTAAGGAGGTAGAGGAAATTGGCTAAAATTTCAAGTAAAATCCTCAATGATGCTCTTCAAAATGTAGCTCGACTACTAGGGGATGTCTCCCCCACAGTAGCTAATTACAAGGGGATGGGAGCAGGCAACAGCGACACGGCGGCAGCCGCCACCCAGCACGACCTTCTGGGGGGTAGCTACGTAGCAATGGGGGGAGCAGTAGCAGATGATGGAGGAGTCCAAACCGACGAGACTACGGCAGCTAATGATGCCACGATAAACGATATGACGCTTTTACCCGCAGTCCCAGCGGTAGGTGATGCTTATTATTTTGGACACGCTACCGAGATGTTTAGTAAGTTAAAACTAAAGATTGGGACAGCAGGAGCTGGAGTATGGACAATTACGTGGGAATATTGGAATGGGAGCGCATGGACAGCGTTGAGTGGCGTTACAGATGGAACAACTCATTTTAGAGCCACAGCAGGCGACCACGAGGTGACTTTCACTCTTCCTAGCAACTGGGCAAAAACCACAATAGAAGCAATTAATGCTTACTGGATTAGAGCAAGGGTTTCTGCTTATACCAGTATTACTACTCAGCCAAAAGGGACTCAATCGTGGATATGGGGAAACGTTCACTACGACGATGTAACCCCAACTTATGAGGCCAGCTATAAGACTGTGTGGGTAAATACTTTCTCTTACGGAGACCTGACAGACCACATCTACAAGGAGCTAGTAATCTGCCAGTCGGCAGCGGCCCACGCCAGTAAGTGCCTGTGCAGGTTTACCTACGACGCCATCACGCTGGGGACTGGGGAGACTTTGACTTTCACTGTTAAAATCACGTGCATGCAGGGAAGCTAGAGCGGGTTTTAAGGAGAAAAGATGCCAGTAGAACTTGATTACTGTGAATATTCAACGGATGCCGATGCTCAGGCGGCTTATGTGAATAGTGATGATTATGGAAGTGATATATGCACGGGCGGAACAGCTTCAGCGAATCAGGAAAATGAGCCAGCTTCAGGGGCTTTCGACGATGTTTGGGATACTGTTAATCCAAATGATAGATGGCGGGGAGAATGGGCAGGCAATAATCCTATCTGGCTGAAATATGACTTAGGGGCCGGAAATGAGAAAATTGTATCAAAATATAGGTTTCAATCTGCCATAGATGTAGCAACCCATCACCCTACTGCTTGGACTTTTGAGGGCTCAAATAATGATATCGATTGGGATGTTTTAGATACACAATCGGGTATTTCTTGGAGTCCTAATGATGAAATAAAATCTTTTACATTTTCAAACTCTACGGCTTATCGTTACTATAGAATATATGTAACGCACTCCACTCCTGATGACACTGCACAAAAGGTTGTTATTACTGAAATGGAGATGATGGAAATTAACCTTCAATGCTACTCCGAATCCACTATCAAACAACAAGGCTCTTATTCCCTAAAAGGGTTTGCCAAAGCAACTGATTCCCTCAACGACACCCTCACTCGCACAGTCTCACCGACTATAGATTTAACAGGGCAACCTTTTATTAGATTTTACATAAGAGCTTCCCGAACAGGGAGTAATATCAAAATCGGTTTCAGGGATTCAGGCGGGGTGACATCGGAAGTCACTCCTAACATCACATCGGCAAATGCTTGGCAGGTAGTAGAGCTATCAGGAATAGCTACTACTAATAAGGACGCAATTGATAGGATTATTGTCACTATCGTCAATGCCGACAGTGATAATACCTTTTATATAGACAATATGTTTGCCGATTCTGCTGTAGCTTTGACAGAATCTCTAGGCTTGCTGGAAAGTCTGCCTAGTTTAACTAGAGCCCTAGAACCTTTAGAAGAAAATTTAGCCCTACTGGAAAGCCTGCCTAGCCTAGATAGAGGCTTAGTCTTAGAGGAAAGCCTAGCCTTAAAAGAAGATGAGACAGTCGCTATTAGCGCTCTTCTTACTGAGTCTTTAGGCTTATTAGAGTCCCTCCCTACCCTTGATAGAGCTTTGACTTTAGAGGAATCCTTGGGGCTATTGGAAGATGTGACTGATATGCTCCTCGATGATGCTTCATTCGAGGCAAGGCTTTCCAAACAGCTTGTGAAAGCTACTATCTGGCTGAAATATAAAGGCGTAGATTATACCAGCTACTTAAATGATGTGTCTACTATAACAAGGTCGGCTGATTTAACCTCAGGAGCGGGTACTGCCACTCTTTCTAACATCAGCCAGATTTGGAATCTATTTTTGGCTGACAGAACGGAGATTGGCAATATCTCTCAAATTGGAATAAAGCTTGCTGCTGAGCACGGTGTTAGCAACGAAAAAGCACTATTCACAGGCAAAGTTGAAGATGTCTCCTATGCCGAGGCAGAAGCTATCCTAAAAGTCCGAGATAAAATGGTAAGCACCCTGAAGAAAAAGCTCGGCAATGGTGAGAATCCTGTTGAGTATTTAACGCCGCAGAATCCCGCAGACCTGGCCTGGGATCTCCTCACGACTCACGGCGGGCTGGATGATACGGCAAGCACAGATAACACAGACATTGATTATACAAGCTGGAATAGCTATAAGACTGATTGCGATACATTGAAATATTCCCTGCAGGCAAGATTCACTGGTCACTATATTACTAACGCTCTTTTGATGATTGCTAATCTAACGAACAGCTACATCTGGATTGGGGGAGAGGGGAAATTTAAGTTTAAAAGACCTATTCCTCCCTTCACCCCTGGCATTTTGCCGAGGTATAACAGAAGCAATTGTCTGGAGATAGACGCCTCAATAACCAAGGAAAATCTGATTAACCATTTTCGATGTAGATACGGATATAATCCTGATATTGATGAATGGGCGGGTAGTTATCTGGCGGAGGATGAAGCCAGTAAAACGGACTTCGGGACCTTTTCCGACGTAGAGGAGGACAAAACCGTTTGGCACGCAGACCTTGACAGTGCGACGGAGTATGCCGACAGGACAGTCGACAAAAACAAGCAACCCCTAACTCTATTGACCATAACCTCAACTTTATGTGGTATTTTCCTGAGTTTAGGAGACACGATTCTAGTCGAGGAGGCTTTGAAGGATTGGGGGGCTGTCTATGCCAGGATTATAGATATTCAGAATATTGATATAGCCCAGGGTTTGGTTTGCTTTGTTTGCAGGGATATTAGCGACGAGCAGATTGCGGCGTTTGTTTTGGATGACCCTTATTGGGGAATTTTAGACCAAGATTATAATCCAATTTTGTAGGAGCTGAAAAATGCCATTTGACGGAGAATCACATGTAAAAGATCCCAACGTTCACCATAAGAAATTCCCCACTGCTTACGGCACTGCTGCCCCTGTTACCGGGACGTGGGCGAGGGGTGACGTGGTTTGGAATATAGAGCCTTCAGCAGGCGGGCCTCCCGGATGGGTGTGCGTGGTAGCAGGGGAACCAGGCACTTGGCAGGCTATGGCAAACCTAGCTGCTTAGGAGATGATTAAATGACTGTAATTGAGAGATTAATTGTAGAGAAATGGGAGGAAAGAGGAGTTAAGTTTTGCCTTAAGGGCGGCAAGCCAGTCTGGAACTTGGTGAAAGAGAAAGGCAAATATATTAAGCCCAAAAGATCTGTGGACTGTGCATTTTGCGGGAAGCATAAAGTCGAGGAGTCCTCAGGGGTAGCCTTCTTTGGCTGGGCCATTTTGCCTCTGGCTTTTGATCTTCAAGGAAAAGCTCCTGAAGTTTGTCCCAAATGTTTAACTAGAATCGGCAAAAAAATTACCGTGAAGGAGCCCAGAGTAGTTAGATGCACCCGATGTGGAGTTTCCCAAAAAGAAAAAATATTCGGGGTCGGTTATCCTGGCTGGATTAACTTGCCCTCACTCTCGACTCTGGGAGCAGGAACTATGCCTGTCGTTTGTCCGAATTGTTATCTTGCTCTGGCTAAGGAATTGGGCCCTAAGTTCGTGAGGGCAACCTGGACTGCCCTGAGTTACGCTGAGAATTCACTTTTGACCTCCGAGAAAATGAATGCCAACCAGGCTAACTTTACCGCAATAGCCGAAGGCCACACAGATGCTCCAGTTCTCTCGGGGGAAATCCAGACGGCCAAGGGCAAGCTAGTCAAGAAGATAGCTGCCGATGACAATACTTACACGATTATTGATGACAATGCTAAGGTCTGGAGAGCAGTCTATAATGACCTTGCCGAACTTACGCCTTGCTCGGAAAAAACGCAGCCTGGAGATGTACTAATTTGGGATGAAGGGAAGGTGAAGAGATCCTCATTTGCAAACGATAAGAGAGTAATAGGAGTTCACTCGGATACTTTTGGATTCTGTCTAGGAGGAGATAACTATAAATCTATTGAGGAAGCCATTGAGGCAGGCTTTACCCCCGTGGCAATTGCGGGCAGGGTGAAAGTCAAAGCTGTGGGGCCAGTTTCAGTAGGTGATTTGATGATGACGAGCAATTTTAAAGGGACAGCGATGAGAGGTAATCCTTTGGAGGCGACTGTAGCCAAGGCTTTTGAGAATCTTTTGCCAGGCGAAAAAAAGAGGATTGAAGCTCTTATTACGATTAGGTGAGAAAATATGGGTTTTAGTTGGACATCCATTATAGTCGGAGATATAACGCTTGATGACATCATAGATGAGATTCAGACCAATGTCGAAACTGTATATTCTGATCTTGCATTGGATCCTCCCTCTTGGACGGAACTTCCAGTCAATGTAGAAGACCTTGAAGAAACTGCAGACTATCAGGATATAAGGACTAAGATTGATTATGCAGACGACATGAACTACTGCCACTCTCACAACACGGACCATGACGGAGCAGATAATGCTGATGCAGATGCATCTGTTTATACAGGACAAAATACAGGCTATGATTCAGGCTATAAGGCTGGAGTAGATAGCAATTATGATTCAGATGTGAAATCAACACATAATTCTAGTGTGGATTCAGCTCATAAGGGTTCGGCTTGTGGGCCAGTCAATACAGGTGTTCAAAATGATTATTATGGAACTTACTGGTACACTCACTATGTGGGAAATTAGTGAAATAGGGAGCGAAAATGTCGTTTGAATGGACAGAGGATATACAGAAAGGAGCAGCATTTATTACGAAAGCAGTAATAGAAGAAATAAGAAGCAATCTCGATTCTATCAAAGATGATGAAGCCTGCGGAGCTGACAAAGTTTCTTACAATGCTGCTCAGAATACCGTTGTTGATGATGGATATAATGCAACCCACTATAATGACCAGCATTCATCCTATAATAATGATGTTAATACAGGAGTAGATACTGGCTATAAGTCAACAGATCGCACGGATCATGATGAAGGGGTCAATTCGGTTTATTATCTTGATGATAACACTAACCATAATAGTGGGGTCTTATACACACACTATGCTGATGCCAAAGCTCCAGTTTAATAGATGAATAGATGAATAGATTAACAGCAGCGGAACAATTTTCATCGGCGAGTTGCAATCTGAAATGTAAATATTGTTACATTCCTAAGACCTCTTTGATGAAATTCCTGCAGAAAGAAATTGTAAAGAAGTTAGAAAATAAATTCTGGCTTGATGATTTGGAAAAGATTTATGGCAAGAATTTGGAATACTTTGGGCTTTGGGGAACTGAACCTATATTAACTTTAGATAAAATTCCGCTCTTTGACTTGCTGGGCAGATTCCCAAAATTGAAGGAGATCTCTTTCTCTACGAATTTGATGACTAACCCCCGAATAATTGTTGAGTTCGTAGCAAGGTTGGAGACGCTGTTAGGGAATAGAAAAATTAAGTTCAAGCCTCAAATCTCCCTAGATGGGCCAGCTTTCATTACTGATGTAAATAGGGTAAAAGGTGCAGCAAAGAGGATACCCACTAACTTTTTCGACATTATAAAGAGCTTAAATAAATTAGAACTGGATTGTGTAGAGATAGAATTTCGTATGAAATCCACACTAACAATGAGTAATATCAGACTTCTTAATTTTGAGCCTAAAAGGATAAAAGAATATTTTGATTATTTCGATGATATAGAAGAAGAATTCAAGCGTCTAAATAAAAATAAAAAAATAAAATTTGTTAATTCCTGTGCTCCGAGCCTATGCGTGCCAGGAAAATACTCTAGCGAAGACGGGAAAGAACTTACTGGGTTTTTTAAGAAGCTAAGAGAAATGAAATATCCTAATACTTATTCGTTTAGGTTAGACAGACTGTTTAAGTATCAGAATGATTTATCTTCTAAGTCTTCAATGTTCACCTGCTCAGGAGGAGACAGCAACTTAGGAGCTGGGATTAAAGGCGATATACATATTTGCCACCGCTCTTTCTTTTTCAATCACCCTGAATATATCGAGAGCATCTTGTCCCAGGAAGGCATAGATAACTGGGATGTCTCCTTGTTTCAAAGAGATAGAATTAATTTTATTAAAGATAGATTCATCGTGGATACTTCTGATGAAAAAGAGAAGACAAGATTCTTTTATGTAATGCGAAATTACCACGACTTCTGGCGATTAAAAATAAGCTATGTTGTGGCAATGCTTAAAGAGTTGGTCTTAGCAGGACAGGCTTCTAAGTGCTATCTGGATGAGAAACTGGCAACTCTATTTGCGGTATTCGTTAATACTGCTCTCTCTTGTCCCGCAGAAAATTTACTTAATATTGGATGTATTCACTTTACACCAGTGTCACTTCTACGATTATTCAGCAATGGTGCTTTTGAAGAACTTTTGCGGCGGAGAGAAGATGAATCATCAACAAGAAAATAATGCTTTGTTTAATTCTTTTTTAGAACACACTTTTTTCAAGGGTTGGACAAACAAAGATGATAAACGTTATGAGAATTTCAGAAGGATAGAATTCATTCTCAATTCACGTTGCAATCTCAATTGTAAATACTGTTATATAGCTAGGTTTGGCGAGGAACTCTATTCGAGAAAAATAAGCAGGCCCAAAGATATTCTCCATAATTTGGAGATGCTTTTGGACTGGCTTATTGTAAAGGGATATGCACCAGATATAGACTTCTTCTCTGGTGAGCCTTTCTCTCAAAAAGTGGGTTTTGATGCCTTGAAACTGATATTAGACAAGTTCTCTAATACCGAGAGGAAGCCTAAGAATATTCTCATTCCGACTAACTACACGTTCATTCTCAGCGACAGGCTGACGGAAAAAGTAGAGCAACTCTTGAGGGACTCGAGAAATGTAGGTATCCCCATTTTACTCTCAGCTTCCTTTGATGGTAAATTCTGCGAGGCGAATAGACCTTTCAAGAAAGCCAAGGAAAGAAGGGACGATAAATACTATGATAAGTGCTTTAGATTCAACAGAAGGTACCGCTTTGGCTTTCATCCGATGGTATATTCCGATCTTATCGAAAAGTGGACTGATAACTTTTTGTGGTTTCAGAGTAAATTCACAGAGTTTGATATACCATTTAGCAATATTTATCTTCTTGAAGTCCGCAATGTGGAGTGGACAGATAAGCAAATACGAGATTATATGGACTTTATAAAGTTTCTCATTAAGTGGACTTTCGAAGTCCCGTGTAAAGGAGTCGTTGGTAATTATCTTGATTTTTTGTTCAGGCGTAGAGGTTACAATATTCTTAGTAACTGCCTAACTTCAATCGGCAGGGGTTTGGGCTGCTCTCTCCAATCCTGTCTTTATGTAAGATTAGGTGATCTAGCAATTGTCCCTTGCCATAGGCAATCTTACAGCCAGTTTATTTTAGGAAAATTTGTAGTTAAAGATGATAAGATTGTAGGTATAGAGGCAAAAAATCCTGAATTAGCTATTGGAGAGATAGCCTTTGATTTTAAGACTCAGCCTCAATGTGAGGTTTGTATGATTAAGTATCTTTGTCAGGGACAATGCCTGGGAAGTATGTATGAGATTACGGGGGATTTATTTAGTCCCATACCTACAGTGTGTAAATTAGAACACGCTAAAATAGCATCAATGATAAAAGTATATAAAAAGTTAGGGGTTTATGAGACAATTTTTGACAGACTTAATCCAAATAAACAAGCCTCTTTAAGACTTGTAGAGAAGGAGTTGAAATGAAAGAAGAAGATAAAAAGGCTTTTGAGAGGAACACAAAGAAATTGGAGTATATCTTAGGACACCAAGACCTTAACACGATTCTATCGAAAGATGGACAAAATGTAATAAAATGTGCTTTTGAGTTAATGAAAAAACAATTAACTTCAGAAAAGTTCGATAAAGAGGCAACAGGAAAAGAGAAGTCTACTGTCAAAGAAGCTCTGAATATGCTTTTATCTATTACTATCAATCAGCCGATGAAACCCATACTGAAGGATCTGGGAATAGAGTTTGGACTCCTAGCCTTTAACTGGAATAAAGTTTACGGCAAGCGTCCCGATATTACTAGCACAGTGATATCCATCGACAACGTGGTCAGAGGGACTCTTTCATTGACAGAGTCAATAAACATCATCAAAAGGCTGGCTCAGAAGCTAAAAGAAATGGAGAAATTCTCTCCCCCGGCTTTTGAGCTATCGAGACACTATCTAAAAAGCCTAAAAGGAGGGTGAAAGAGATGTTTAAACTGATAGCAGGAGCCATCTTGGCAATTCTGGCATTCCTGGCTCTGATATTCTTTCGCAAGAAACCGAAAGAGCCAGAGAATCCCTACAAATGGGTAAGGGGACTCTTAACCCTGAATCCCAAGCCGTCCAAAGAAGAGGCCGTTGATCTGGGATTCAATTTAATCCTGCCCTTCGCTGGATTTGTTGGAGACTGGGATGGATTCGTCATTCCCAATACAAAAACTGTCTGGGGTGATGAAAGCAAAGTTACTGCATACAGTATATGCGACGAACCTGATTGCAGGGGATGGACGCCACAGGAATTACTAGATGCATATAAGCGAATGAAACAGAATACTGACAAGCCAGTGGGCACAATCATTTGTTGTGACTTTGGCTGTAAATATTTACCCGCTGAGGAAAAACAGAAATGGATTGATGCACTTAATCAGCTAGACCTTATAATGCCTAGCACATATCCATATAGGGAGAACCACAAATGGCCTAGTTGTGATACGCCATTGGAATATATGGCATGGTTTGAACAGTATTTTCGTGAGAATATAACCGTTCCCATCCTTCCCATAATTCAGGCTCACTGGAGAACACCCGCAGCGGGATATTTATTTGAGCCGGATATTATGGAACAGGTTAAGTTCTGGGTGGATAAAAGTTATGGATATATCGTTTACCCCTGGAAAGACGATGGAGGAACCGGGGTTAATATGAGAAAGGAAGAGTGGAAGCAAGCAAATAAATATAAGATGGAGGGAATAAAATGTTAAAAAGTTTTTTAGTTTCAATCGGAGTAAAGTTCGGATGGGATGTTGCTCTGGGAATTCTGGCATGGCTATTGAGAAAAGGGTACATCTACTTCAGGATCGAGCTAGGAAAAAACCATCCGCTCTGGAAAACTGGTGCAAGTATTATCGAGGATGCCAAAATCAAGAAGGCCGAGATAATCGTTTTCCTGCAGGAAGTCAAGAAACATATCCCGGGGAGAGTTGATGACATTGTGGTTGCTCTGATTGTGGCAGCTTTGGGCGAGGTAGAGAATTTCGAATGGAATCAATCGGACAAAGTAGCTCTTTTCGCTGCGATAGCCAAGATGATTGAGGATGGAGTTTTCACCAACGAGGAAGCGGCGGAAGTGGTTGATGCGATAAATGAGGTGACTGGGCTTTTGAAATAGCAAAACTGGCGGGGCAGCCTTGCAGGGTCTTTTGACTCCTCCTTTCGCCCTGCTCTCCTCCCTGCCCCGCTATCATCCAAAAAGGTATAATTGAATGGATAAGATTATATATATCCCCACTCCCGTGGCTGTTCCATTTCTCTTTTTCAAGTGGCCAGTAATCCTACTTGTAGCTACTTGCATATGGGGAGAGGGCCGGGGAGAGCCATTTTTGGGAAAACTAGCTATAGGTTGGGTAATCCAAAATCGGGTCAACAGAGCCAAGTGGTATGGAAATAACTACCGAGAAGTTATTCTTAAATATAAACAATTCTCAGCTTTTAATGCTGGTGATGCTAATCGCAATAAAATGAGGAATCCTCTCCTCTGGGATAGTTTTAACAGATGGCAAGAGTGTTTTGAGGCAGCAAAGTTGGTATTAAATAATGATGCTGAAGATCCCACTAATGGTGCAACTCACTATTGTAGGGCAGATATTGAACCCCATTGGGCTAAAAGTATGGAATTTATAAAGCAAATTGGCAATCACAAATTTTATAGGACTAAAAGTGAGTAATGATGGTGCAGGCGTTGAACTTCAGGAACTTATAAAAATGGTAAACATAGAAATAGTGAATGCTTTAAGGGACATACTGCAATTCATAGAAGAAGAAGTTATTCTTCCAGATGTTGAGAGATTCAATCGCAAAACTCAAGCTATAAATAAAATTAAGAAAAGATATCCTTGGTTAAAACAGCCTATAACTTACAAAAAGAGAAATAGCTCATCCTGTAGCAGGGATAATTAAAGAAACCAGAGACCCCCGCAGTTGTGAGGCTGGGTTTTGCGACGGCGGACTGGTGATGCCCTCCAGTGTACTGACAACACTCTCCCAGACGGTAGCTGGCGGGATGGGCTATAAAACAATTTTGTTACAGTTATAACATGTTTGGTAATAATCTTATTTTAGAAAAGTTACCATAGAACTTTAATATTTTATTAACTTAATTTGACCCCCTCCAGGGTTCTTTGAGAAATCGCAAATAACGATTCTAATAGTATTCAATAAGTGTATACTAGTGTATACCATTGGACTCAATATTAACTACAATTGGACTCAATATTTGAAATAACCAATTCTCTTATTTCAATTCTAGAGTTTTATCGTAACGATAAAGGAGCAAAACAACCTGAATTTCCTTATGATAACGAAAAAAACTTATTATGTAAAAAATGTCAGAATCACCAAAAGAATGA